TAAGGCTATAGCATACGCTGTTTGTATAAAAATTAATTTAACAGCCGAACGTTCTTGACTATTATAATCTATAGAAAAATCGAATCCACCATCGCCGGTAATAATTTCCATAGAATTTTTATATTTCCTTATACAATATCTATAATTTTCTTCATCGTAAAGATCTCCATTACCACTCTCTCCGTATTCTAAATATACGTTTGAATAATTTTTCAAAAATTTTTCACTTTTTTTCCAACCCGGAATACTATTATCTTTTTTATTTAACAGTGTCATACCATAGTATTCGTCTTTTGGATTATTTCTCATTTTTGCTGTAGCTTCAATAAATCCACCAGGACCTTCAGCTAAATGAAAAGTTCGTATTGGATGGTTAAATTTATCTGTAATATTAAAAACATTATAAATTTCCATTAATTTAAAAAAGGCTCTGGATATAGGTTTATATTTACTGATGGAATAATTCATAAAAGGTATATTAGTATGTATAAATTCATAAGGGTTTGTATATTTTTTATAAGTATCCCAATCGTTACCACATTTGCTAATATTATGCTTTGTTATGTTAAGATATTTTAATAAACTTTGACTTAAAAAAACATTATCCTCTTTATCGTTTTCTTTTATTTGAATTTTCAAATGATTTTCATTAATATTATATTGAACTTGATGCAATAAAAAATATAACATATCTATTATAAATAAATATATTGTATTTAAACTATTTCTTTACCAATTTAATTTTCTTTTTCATTTTTTTTACCTTCTTAACCGGTTTTTTATTCATTTTTTTATCAATTTCATCATGTTTTTTTACAATTTCATCGGGAACAACTTCTTTTATTTCTATTTCATTTGAATCATTCACAAAAATATCAACATTTCTTACTTTTTTATAAATGAAATAATTATTTAAAAATGAAACTTTTTTCTCTCCTCTTGTCATATTTAAAGCTTCTCCATACCAACTTGCTTTTGGACCATCTGGATGATTTTTTTCAACATCCGAAACCATTTTATTAAATAAATCTTCAAATGAACCGACTGCTTTATTAAAATGTTTCTTTTTTAAATCTTGAACGGGACATTTAATGAAGCCATAATTTTCTAATTCTTTTTCGAAATATTTAAAATTAACAAGATATTCAATATGTCTTTTATTTATTGATTCTTGAAAAACTTCAATTGGTAAACCTAATGAAGATTCGTCATTATTAAAAGAATCATTATCGTATAATTTTTTTACCGACCATATTAAATTATCATCCTCATCTAGAATTGAATATGATTCATTTTTTTCTTTGTTCATTAATAAATTCCAAACATTTAATCCATTATAACAAGTCCCTATAAAATAACCATTCAAAGAACAATTTTGAGATACATTTTTTAATAATTCGTGTAAACTTTCTTTACTTCTGAAAAAGTAATGTAACGCAAATTGTATTGAAACAATATTTATATTTTTTCCAATTTCATTTTCTCTAAAATAATAAACACCATCTCCTATTTCTTTTCTATCTTTACTACCTAATCCATAAATAGATTTCATAATTTTTTTATATTTATCACTAAAGAAAGCACTTCCATCTTTTATATTTTTAGATGAATCTCCGTGTAAAAACATACATTTTGGTATTATTTTTCTACCATTTTGTTTTTCTTTTAAAAATCTAGTTATTGCTCCATTTACTTGATTTTCAATATTATCTTTGGAATAATCAATACCTACTACACTATTTAAACGTGAATCAATCCATTTTGGCAAATCTCCACCTTTTCCAACAGCCAAATCTAGTAAATTAAATCCGGGATCACTAACATTTTTAATTAAATTATGTTTTACATATCTATTGTGAAAATTCCTCATAGGCTGAGTATTGGTTTTTGAAATTGTATTACTGTAATATATATCATTTTCATCCTCAATTGGCGGTGGTTCTTCAACACCTTTTAACATTTCTTCTGTAATTGGATAATGAATTGATTTCCAGACTCCATTTGCTGTTTTATAATCATTTCCATAATTAGATTCTCCTTTTCTATATGCGTATGTTTTATCATATCTAACTTTAATTGGAATCCATTTCCATTCATTCGATTTATTAGATTCTTTATCAAATTTAAATTCAACAATGGTTTCATCTTCAAATTGATTACCATCTTCAGCAACCATTACATTTTTTGTTCCAATATTTTTCAATAATACATTACAATTGTGCCAATCTTGTTTAAAATTTGGACTTGGATAAAAAGCAGCCGGATAATAATCTTTATAATTATAAGATTGTCTTTTTGGAATCTCGTCTTTAATCATCATATCGACCGGATTAATAATACCATGTCTTCTTTGAGAGAATCCTACTCTTAATGTGAGTGTTTTATAAAATTGAATATCATTTGTTTTTGTAACATTATTTCCTTCTGAAAAGATTGTACCCATAAAATCATCATCATTCTCATTTTTCTTTGTTCTTACTAAAAAGTCGATAGAATTATGATGTGGTGGTTTCCATTTAAAACAACTCAACCAAGTACCATAAGGAACCTCTTCATCATTTGGTGTAAATATTATCCCATCTACTTCATATTCAAATAATCCAGAATTTATTTCTTCCAATAATACCTCCAATTGTGAATATATATTTTTTTGTTTAATATTATTTTTGAATTTCTTTAATTTAAATTTAACTGGTAATTCTTTACCAGGAATAATATTTTTCATCTGTGGTGGTCTTTCATCAACACCTACAAACAATATATTGTAAGTTGTTTGTAATGTATTTAAACGTGAACCTTTTGGATTGTTGTTATTATTATAAAAATGTAATTTTCTATAATCTTCTCCGGAAGAATAATAAATATCAAACAGTAAATAAGTATTTATATATTCACCTGCTTTATTATGAGAAACATATTCTCCATCTATCAAGGTTTCATAAAGTTTTTTATTTTTTGTAACACAGCCACTAAACGTAACTTTTAAATTAATATCTATAAAATATACCTTTCCGTTATCGGAAATATATAATAATTGTCTAACTCCATCTGCTTTCTCTGTTATAGTATAATTATTATTTATATTTGGTAAACCATTTTCGATTGATTTTTTTATATGTTTTCTTTCTAATGTCACTGAATAAGGTCCGGCGAAATATTTTTTACTTTGTCTTTTATACATATTAGTGGATTTCAATAAATCTTCTTTACTCATTCTCTTTTTCTTTTTACCATCGATATATTCTTCATAAGTTAAGTTAATGTATTTTTTTAAAACTTCATCTTTTTCAATATATGATATAGGATAATTTGTATTTTGAATACCGGATATAATATATTTTATACCTTTTTTAATTGTATTATAAAGCATATTTACAATATTTTTATTTGAATCTTCTTCTACATCCCATTTATGAGTTCCCCAAGTCATTGGTTTGAATCCAAATTGAGAGTATTTTTGTTTTATTTCTTTATTAATCAATTCTAGTTCTATTTCATAATGTTCCATCTCATTAAATATATTTGATTCTTTTACATTGTAATAAGGTAATGTAATTACTCTACCTTTTATTTTCCTAGTTCTTGGTTCTTTTACAATACTACAATCAATTTTAAATTCAGGTATAAGTGAATGAACAAATGTATATCGTTTGATAAACCTAAAAACCTTTTTGTTTTCTTGCCAACTCCTTGTTTCATTATTAACCCAATTACTATCAGATTGTAATATCTTTTCTGTTTTATAGTTTACTTTACAATGATAATTATCAAAGAATATTGGGCGCAATTGTCTATATTCTTGTTCTCCTTCTTTTGCTAGAGGATTTTGAATACTTACTCTTTTCTTTTCCATAAAAGAAACAAAATTTGGTATTTCATTTTTAAAAGGCCAACTGCTATCATTCTTACAATAATGACTAATATTATTTATACCATTAATTGTTGTTCTTAAATTAGAGGTTTTTATTTTTCCAGTTTTTATATCAGATGTTTTTTGTTGTATATTCAAATAATAACTACCCTCTTCTACTTCACATTTAAAACCGACAGATTTCAATTTCTTTATAACATTATTAAATGTTGTCTTTGATATATATTTATCTCTACCTTCTCCTCCAAATCCTAATTCTAATTCATAAGATTGACCGGTAATACGATTGAAATTAGATAAATAATGATCCAAATATTCTATAAATTTTTCTGAAGAGCTAAGTTCTTTTTCATCAGACATATATATTAAATATGATATTATTTTAATATATATTTTATTAATCAATTTAATATCTACGACGTTTTCTAGTTTTTCTTTTTTTTCGCGATTTTTTTCTAGATTTTCTTCTTCTCCTCCTTCTAGATTTTCTTCTTCCTCCAACCGCGGTTCCCGACCCATCATTATTAGGGTCACGTTTATCAAATTTAAAACCTCTAAGTGCTGGATCTCCTTTCCTCAACCAAGACTTTTTTGCTTTTGCTTTAATCGCAAGTTGTCTTTTCGTTGCTCCTCTGGAACGTGCTCTTCGATTAGTAAGGCGTCTAGGTCTGATTGGAGGAATAATATTTGCCGGGTCCGTATTATTTCGTAATCTAACGTAATTTGGTCTTCTTGTGTTGGTTAATCTTTGCTGTACAGTATTACCTTGACGACCAGAAATATTAGGATCTCTTGTATCAACGCCTGTTCCAAAAAACCATATCTGAACACCACGACTATGCATACGCCATATCATTATGGCTGCAAATGTAAATGTGAAACCAACAGCAACAGTTACTGTTATAGCTCCTAATCCTAATAATCTATCAAATATATCACCGACGAATGAAACAGCATACATAAAACGGTAAAGACCACCGGAACCAAAATCCATAAGTCTTTGCCACAAACCATTATCTGAATTACATATGTAATTAGGTAGACTATCACACCAAGTAGTTTGTGGAGCCTGTGGAGGTTGTGCCCATCTTCTAGTAACATTTCTCAATGGTTCAAAAAGAAAATAAGTCATCGAAGTTGGTGCTATTACCATGGCGGCTAATAATCCACGAATTGCGTTATCAGCCATTGCTTCATTTTCCATAGGACCTAAAATAGCATTTGTTGCTCTTTCTCGTTGTTGCTCATTACCATATAGAGCCACTACTGAAGCTCCAAAGATACGACTATTTGGATCTATTTGTATTTCATTTGTTGTATTATTATTTTCTTGATATTCACCCAATTGTTGATTTGTATGATCAATGGCTTCTTGTGTTTGATCATTATTCTCTTTCATACCACCGGTTTGACCTTTATTGATTTGTTTTTTGTATTTTTTAAATAATTTTTCAACGCGACGAAACTTAACATCTTTTATTTTTGATTTTTTTATAAATTTATTATGAAAAGACTCTATTTTATTAAATTCTTTTTGAGTAATACTCATTATATATAATATTTATATATTATCTTTTACTAAAGCATATAATTTGGATTTTGTATAACAATTTCTATTTTTATTACTAGCAACAGCATCGTGGTCTTTTGGAAATATTCCAAGTTTTACTACCATTTCTCTTAAATCGTCTTTTTTATAATATGACATCGACCGAATTGGTTTATCAATATTATCAACAATAATACGTGAAGCTAATATATTATAATGTTCCGGTTCGCTATCTTTAATCCAAATTGAATATTTTTTGTTTATAAATCGTATGTAACAATTATCATTATCATCATCTAATTTTTGTCGATACCATAATTTTTCAGTAAAAAATATAAGATTGATATGTTCTAAAATACAAATAGCTTTTAATGTAGTAATGTTAATTTGTTTATCGGTAGATAAATTACCTTCAACATCTCTATATTTAATCTTATGATTTTTCAGCAATTGTTTATTTTCTTTGGCTTTTTTTATATATTCCATTTTAACTTTATTACCGTGTTCATATAAATTGCTTTTATGATTTAAATATGTATTAACATCATGTATAGAAATATATATACACCAAAATAAAGGATCTTCGCCAAAATTAGGGGAGAAAAAGTTTTTTATATTGATGTAATCATTTTGACTATTATCTTTTTTCTTTATATTTTGAGTATTAATATTTGGAATATTATTCAAAATATTATTAATATTATAATCTGAAAGCATATATTTACTTAAATTATTCATCTAAGAATTAATGTCATTATTTTTTTATATCATTTTCGAAATAATCTTTTGTAAGCTCTTGTTTTTTTTGTTCGGTAGCATTTAGTTCGTTTTCTTGAACTTCTATATATTTAATATAATTGTTAATTTCATCTTTAATTTTTTTATCAATATTGGATATATTAATAAAACATCCATTTCTATTTTCACTAACGTGTATATTATGTTTTAAAAATATTTCAAGTATTTTTTTATGATGTATTTCATCTAAGTTTTCTATTTTCTTTTTTAATTCTATACTCATTAAATAAAAAAGTAATTTTATATTTATATTATTTTTTAACTTTAATTCTTTTTGCTCCCAAATTTCTAACTAATTCACCCAATACGGAAACAGAATCATCGTTAATTTGATATCTAATACCTATTACTTTTATTAATATGTAATCATTTTCCTGTGTCTTTCTAAATTCTTCATTATTAGTATGTTGTTCTCGAGCAATATAAATAGTTACCGGTTTTTCATTGCTATCAAATTGAGCACGTATACCGGCTTTTGTTGAATTTTCAACCAAGCATTTAATTTGCATACCAACAACGGGTTTACAAATGGAACATTCGAAACTAACTTGAAAACTAGCATTACCAGCAGAAAGGCAACCGGCAGAATAAGATACAATTTGTATAGAATTATTTTTAATATATCCTTCTGTTGAACATTTTCCTTCAAGATTATCTTTTAATTCTTTTAATATATTTTGCTTCATATTACTTGATATTACACTAAAAGGTAAAACTACTTCTCTTTGTAAAATATTTTTAATATAAATACTATTTCCTTGTTTTTTCTTTTTTTCCATTATATAAATATTATAATAATATTTTTAATTCAATTTATAAATATTATTTAAACCATGATGGCATTTCAATTTTTCCTTCCGGATTTTGAAGATTTTTTGGGAAATTATTTATTTGATAAATAACACTTTCTGTTGAATTGAAAAACCATTTAACTTTATTATCACCATTTTCAATGCTATTTAAATATCTTAAAATTAATTCAACATATATTGGAAGAATATCCGGTTTAGGTTTTGTTATTAAATTAATATCAAGTCCTTTTACTAATTTTTTTTCTTTTCTTTCCTCATATATTTTTAATATTTCTTTAATCAAATTTTTATTTCTATTATAAGCATTTGTTACATTCAAACTAGTAGTGCTTTTAATAGGTGTTTTATCACCTCTGAATAATTTTTTTAGTTTAAAAGAAATACTTGCTGATTTGTTATTTGTCATATCCATATAACCAATATATGGTAATGAATTTTCAATATTATTTTTATCACCACCATATATCTGTTTTTCCCAATCTGGAAATTTCCATTTTTTATCTGTAGCTTTTTCAGCTTCAGCATCTATTTCAACATCATCATTCAAAATATATTTACCGGGTATTTCTTCGTGTTCTTCAAGTATATATGGTTGCATTGAATTTTTTAAGAAATTAGGTATCCAAAATACATCTATAAGAGTATCATCATCCCACATTTTTGTTTTATCAAAATAATTTTTGATAATATTGTCTTCATGATATTTTTTACTAAGCAAAAGTAATTTATCTTGTAGAGATAATTTGTCAATAAATGATTCAAATGCGATAATTTCTAAATTAGAAACGTCTTTTTTATCAGGTTTATTAATCATTTTTTTTATTAATTTTGATATATTACCTTTCTTTATAGAACGCCACATATCTTGTAATTCATATTTTAAAGTATCCCAATTTTTCTCAACAATTATTTCATTATCATATTTGAATTGTAATTTTTTTCTTTTATATGGAATTGGAGTTGTTCTTTGATATGTAGAAATAAGATTCAAGTCTAAATTAATAGGATGAAATAAGTATAAATTATCGATATTTACTAATTTACCAGAATTACCCATAATATCTTCAAGAAATTCGTTAGAATCTTCAATTAAAATTTGGAAAGCTTTCATTATTTGTTCATTAGAATAATTAGAATTTTGTTTTATTCTCATAAGTAATTCTTTTTTAGTATAAACATACTTTTCTTTAAACAATATCTTAATTTTTTGAATTATTTTATCAATATTTAACATTATAAAGGAATAATTATATGTAGATGTATCTTTAAATTCTAATTTGAAATCCGGGTTACAAGCATAATTACAATCTTGATAATCACATAATAATGAATTATTTCTAATACCAATATTTTTGAAGTTGTTTATAATAATACCATTAGAAGCTTGTATATCAAATACTTTTTTCTTTAATACGTCTGAAATATTTTGTTGTGTGAGTTTTTGTTGACCACTATTTAATTTACAATCAATTGCATTTTTTTTCAATATTCTGGATATTTTTCCAATTTCAATAGCTTTAATTTCAGCATTACGATAAATATAAGAATCTATGGTTTCGGTATCTTTATCAGACAATGTTAAAGTAGAATGTAAATAAATCATACAATTTCTTTTTTGAAAAGGTAATCCGCAATGAGATAAAGTTCTAATTCCTCTACCTTCAATTTGTGATATTCTAAATAAATTATACCAAGGCTCTAAAATATGAACTTGTCTAACATATTTAAAATCCAAACCTTCAGAAGCTGCTTCTGATATAATAATAACTTTAATTAAATCACCATTCATGTTTTCTTTTTTCCTACAATCAACATAATTTTTCTTGAAATTTTTTGATAATGATACATCGCCAGTCAGTAGAATATAATTTTTACCGGAACCTATTCTATTCTCGTTTTTAATTTTTTTAGAATAATTATTTTCAAACAAGTTATTTTCATTATATCTTGAATATCCTAATTCTTCTAATGCTAAAGCGACTGGTATACAACCGCCCGATATATAATTAGAATAAATAATAGATATACCTTCTGATTTAGTAACGATATCAGTTATATTTTTAATTTTCATTCCGAAATTTTCTAAGGGGGATATACCATTTTCAAATGGTTCACTAGAAAATAAAGGTCCGTATTGTTTAAGTATACTTGGTTTATACTTTAAATTTTTATATGTATTAGATTTGAAATCAAGAAAACAATTTTTAAAGCCCATTTGACCATAACTTTTATCAAATTGTTTTAATGTAGTAGGATTAGTCATATTTTTATCAGGATACGCAAAATTTAATATTTGTAAAGGTCCACCGGATATAATATAATTTAATCCAGCATTGGTTTTTTGTATAATTTTAATTAAAGATAGATATCTTTCTTCTTGATATGAATTATTTATTTCATTTACATACAAATCTAAATGTTTTATTCCTGATTCGATTTTTTTATTAGTAGGATCAACTTGGAAATATTTTTCTTTATTTTTTTTCCTATATTGATATGAATTTTTGTCTTTTACATCGTTTGGATATAGTCTAAATGGAAATAAAAAGGGGTCTTCACCTTGAACAAAACTAATGTATCCGGTTGATTTTTGTATTAATAATTCTTTACCTTTTTCACTTATTTCACCTTTATTGAATATTTCATTTTCGTGTATTTGATATCTATTATCATTAGCATTCATTAAATTCAAAATCCATATAATCTCTTTTGCGTCATTAAACATAGGAGTTCCTGTTAATAATAGTAATTTCATATTTAGAGTATAAGTAACAAGATTCAAGAAATTATTGGAAGTTTTTTTCATGTTTTTACCATTTTCATCATAAATAATTCTAATATTATGAACTTCGTCAATAACAATCATTCTATTTGAAAATTCTTTTTCGATCGCTTTTATTTTAATGTTTCTGTCTTTTTCAGTATCATTTTCATTATCATATAATTTATATTTATCTACTAATTTACCTATTTTATTAGCAAATTCGGTATAACCCATAAAAACATAATATTTATTGATTATTTTTTTGATTTGTCTAACAAGTATTTTTTTGGACTTTTCAATATCGAGATTTTTAAATAATACGGAGTTCATAGGATTTATTTCTTTGATGAATTTATTACCAACACAACCAGGAATAGTCCAATTGCCTTTAATTCTAGTTAATTTAGATTCATCAAATAATTGTAATTTAAAACTTTCTTGAACCTTTTTATTAGCAACAATAATAATAGGATTATTTACATTCATCTGCATCATATAATCTCTTTGTTCTTCACATACAGATATAGCGGAACAAGTTTTACCGGTTCCTAAACCATGAAATAATAATAAACTATTATACGGTGTTTGGAATGAAAGAAAATTTTTTACGAATTGTTGATGAGAAGCTAATTCGAATATTTTAGGTTTACAAAGTTCCATTTGTTTCTTATCGATATTTCTTATATCTTCATCTGTTTTTTCAGGGTAAATAGTATTAGAAAACTCTTTTTTAATTTGTATTTTTTTATTGAATTGCGGGTCTTCGTATAATGGATAAAGTGATGTATCATCGTCATTTTTTTCAATTTTTTTTTTAGTTCTTAATTCTTTACATCGTTGAATGTATTGTGTATTTTTTTGTCCCATATGAATAATAGGTGTAGAATTTAAGAATTCTTTCATTTTTTTTTTAATAGTTTCATTTTCACAATCTTTCCAAGTGATATTTTTTGGCGCTTTCATTGTTATTTTTTTTGCTTTTTTTGTTTTTTTTGTTTTTTTACTAGATTTTGATGAAATTTTTATATCTGTAATATTAAACCATTCCGGATGTTCTTGATATACGTTAAGTAATTTTTTCCATACTTCATCAAAATTTTCAAATAAATAATTGCCTTTTAAGTAATCTTGCATTTTCATGCCTCTTGGATTAGTTTTTTTTTGAAATTCGGAATAATCATCATTATTATCAATTAATAAACTTCTATTATTCGTTTCTAGAGGGTCTGTTATGATAAGAAAATGACCACTATTTTCAATGGGAAAGTGTTTATTGGTATCTTCTTTTTTATACAATGGCCAAGAAGAATGTGGTCCATACTTATTTAAATCTTTTGGATTTTTACAATAAAATTTATATTTTTCATTAATAGCCGGATTAGGATTAAAAGAGAATATTTCGGTAATATTTTTAATACTAGGAGTTACACAACTTTTATTGGGTCTTAATTTCCATCTGCCTACTATACGTATATAATTTGCGAGTTTAATATATAAAGGATTTGTCCAATCAATATTTGTTCCGATTTTATGTTCAATATATTTATCAGGAATACTCATTTATATATTAAGAGAATAAACTATATTTATGTAAAACTTTATCTATTTTTTTTATTATTTCTTTTTTTTCAATATTATAAGGCCGTATTATTTTTAAACATTCTTCTAAATCAACCCATTTCATTTTACTTACTTCACTCCTTTGATAACTTTGTAAATTATTAAAATTGATCATAAATGCTATATAATATTTATGTTTATAAGATTTGAAATTAGATCCCATAAATATTTCTTCATATGGTAATACATTTTTTAATATATCATAATCTTGTTCTCGAAAACCGGTTTCTTCGATAAATTCTCTATTAGCACATTTTATATCATTTTCTTGATAATTTCTTCTGCCTTTTGGAAATCCCCATTCTGGACAAGTCCAATTTGTTTTACTATTTTGGATAAAATCATTTAAATTATATATCTCTCCATTGAAATCAATTCCCTCTTTTATAGTTTGAAATTTTATTTTTGAATTTTTTTCTTCATTGGTATATTGTAAACCTTTAAAATTACCCCATAAATCAATCCATAATTCATTAAAGTTTTTAGTAAGTAAATTATTTTTTTCTTCTATTGTCATTTCATCAATTAGATTTTGAATATAATATTGATTATAAATAGGATATTTTCCTCTTAAGAAGTCTACATATCCTAATGTATTTCTTCTACAGATCATAAGATATTTTATTTTTTGATTTTTATTATTAAAGCAAACAATTCCGGCACTAGTGATGGGTTTTTTACAAGCATGAAATAAGTGACCATTTCTGCCGCAATTGTTACAAAACTGATAATTATTTTTGTTCATTTTATATTAACATAAGTTTCTTTTTAATAGTTTTATGAATAAATATGATATATATTATATTAGTTCATATAAATGTCATTGAATCCTTATGTATGGTTTCCACATTTTAAATTTATATTACAAACAATTTCGGTTCAATATCCAAATAAACCAAATGAAGTAACTAAGAAAAAATATTATGAATTTATTAGTAATCTTCCGGTTTTTTTTCCTATGGAACCTTTGGGTAACACTTTCATGAAAATGTTAGATAAGTATCCGGTTACACCATATTTAGATAATAGAATGTCTTTTATGAAATGGTGTCATTATATAATAAATAAAATAAATGAAATATTGGAATTACCTCAAAAAGACTTTTATAAATCTTTAGAAGAATATTATAATCAATATAAACCGGAAGATGAATTAAAAAGAGAAGAAATGGAAAAAAAAAGAAAATATATAGAATTGGGTATATTAGCCAGTTTAATGATAGGTATATATTACATATATAAAGAATGATAAGAATTAAAAAGTTTTATCCAAGTAAACCGTTTTTTAAGATGTCTATTGAAGAATTGCAAATACATGTGAGAAAACAAAAAATGAAATGGAAAAGATATGAAAGAAAAAGAAAACGCAAGTATACACGTAAAAGGAGAAAAGAATATAAGAAAAAAATTACACGTAAAAATCTGGTATAAGTATATATGGGAATAGAAAAATGGATCTTTATTATAACAGTATTTTTAATGGTAGATACATATTATGATAGAAAATATACTCAATGGTTATTATCGGGTAAAAAGTATTATCAAATGATAACATATGGTATGATAGGATTATCATTATATGTGTTTATAAAAAAGCACCCGACAGAATCAAGAAGTATGATGTCCAATGCGGCAGATATAGTAAAATATTTACCGATTGATAGCAATACGACAGATTTATTGACACCAATATTTGATTTTACAAATATGAATAACAAATTAAATACATATCAAGAAGGATTTCAACAAAATCTTTCAGGAGGAGGATATCAAGCATCTTCGCCACAAATGAATAGAATGATGAGTTCTGGAATGGGAACTACAAAAAGGAGTGTAAGTGAAACGAAGAAAAAATATGTTGCGTCACAACAAGGTTGGAAATGTGCTTCTTGTGGAAATCAGTTAACACACACTTTTGAAGTAGATCATAAAGTTGATTTACGGTTTGGTGGTTCTAATCATGTTACTAATTTAAGAGCACAATGTGTTGGATGTCATAAAGCAAAAACAGTAGAGCATAAATTACAATAATATTATATAAATTTAATATAAATGGAAGACATAAAAAGGTTTAAAGAAGGTGGGAAAGATACCATTCAATTTGTAAGTAAAGTAATAATATGGACTCCTCTTATAGCATTAATTATTTATATAATATATTTATTAGTTGGTTTGATGACAAGTAAAGGATTAACTTTTACCGGGGCAATAGTATTTACTGCCAAAGAAATATTTCGAAAGTTATATTTTATTATTAAACCAATATTGTTTATTATATGGAAACTGAAAGATGTAGCGGATTATGTATTTGGTGATGCTTGGAATTCAAAAAATAGAATAAGAAGTTCTATATTTACTTTAGCATCTATAATTGTAATATTTGGTTTGGCCGTTCATTTTGTTCCAACCTGGAGTGCCACCGCTACACACGCTGAACATGCTTTAATGATGACATGGTATGGAAGAATATTTATAGTATTAGCTGTATTATTAGCAATAGCATTTTTATTTTTATTTGTGAAAGCTTTTAATTTAGATATGCATAGAAGAGGTGTTGCCGGATTTCCAGTAGATAAAGATTTCTCTGAACAAAGTGCTTATTTGTTTTCAAGAGCAAAAACTCATTTAATGGTAATAATAGGTATTATAATATTTTTAGCAATATTATCATTGATAGTTTGGTATATGTTTTCAGATATAGGAAGCGCTTATACTGGTAGTTATATGTTATTAATTGTATCAAGTATAATAGTATTGGCAATGATACACATGGCTTTACTGAAATCAGGTGTATATGCTAAATTAATGAAAAATTCAGTAGTGCGATTATTATATCACAGTATATTTTTGATACCTTGTTGGTTTTTAGAATTATTGAGTTATTTAGCCAAGGAATTTAAACATACACCTAAATCAGTCTATATGATATTGGTGCTAGAAATATTGTTTATATGCTTTTATTTATTAGGACCAATAGTAAAAAAATATTTTTATGCGTCAACATTTGGTTCACAAGGGGCTGATATGACAGACCAAGAGATAACAGGATTACAAGAAGAAAGTATTGGTAAATCAAAACAAATAACAGAATTGAAAAATATAGATACATTAGCCGATGGTAAGAGTTATCTAGCAAATTCAAAAGCTTTTTGGAGAGATGTAATGTTAGCAAGAGGTGATGAGAAAAAAATAAAATCAATAATAGTAAGAATATTGAAAACGGAAAGAGGAGTAGATTTGTCGAAAAAGCCAAAGGAAGTTCATAAAATTTATACGAAATTTAAAAGGAATAATGTAAAAATTTTGGAATTGAAAGAAGACAAAATTGTTATAGCAGAAAAAATAAAGAAGTTAGAATTACAATTAAACGATAATATTGGGAAATTGAAATCGGTTATTTTATTAAATGAACCAGTTAATATTAATAAGAAAAAACAGATTGGTGATTATACAAATATGAGAACATATGGCAATAAGGAAGATTTAGATGAAGGAAATTTTCCACACAGTTATAATTATGCTTTATCATTTTGGGTGTATTTAAATAGTGAAGGTCCGAACTATAATAGTAATAGTTTTAAATCATTGATTGATTATAGTGATAAACCAAGAGTAATGTATAACCCAATAAGGAATGAAATAGTAATCATGGTTAAGCAAAATGGTAATGTTGTTAAAAAGCATTTAATAAAAAATATAAAATTACAAAAATGGATAAATTTAGTAATAAATTATGATGGCGGAGTTTTAGACATTTTTAAAGATGGTAAGTTAATTATATCATCACCCGGAGAAATACCATATATGAAAAATGATATAATAACTATTGGTGAAAATAATGCAATAAATGGTGGTATATGTAATGTGGTGTATTTTAATCAACATATATCAAAAACTAGAATATTAGCAAACTATAATCTTTTGAAAAATAATAATCCACCAGTTGTTTAGATAAAAATCTAAATAAATATTATATTATGGATATGAAAACTATTCTGTTATGGGTCATTGTGATATTGGTTATTTATTGTGTGTATTATTTCTATTTTAGGGATACTACCACTGTAAATTTAGCAACAATGCATAATGCTAGAGTTGCAAAGGTGATTGCTGCTGATAAATTACCAGGTGGAGCAGGGACGAATGATTTCACTTATTCTGTTTGGGTATATGTTAATAATTGGAATTATCAATATGGTAAAAGGAAGATTATATTAAGAAGAATTAATAAAGCAAACGAAGTATGTCCTATGATTTCTTTAGGAGCAACTACCAATGATTTAGAATGTACTCTTGCTACTTATTCCGGTGCTGAAGCAAGTTCTTCACAAGAAGATACTTGTCCGGTTAAAAATATTCCTTTACAAAAATGGGTTCATATATTATTGACAACCCAAACAAGATCTGTTGATGTTTACATTGATGGAAAATTAGTAAAAACTTGTTTATTACAAGGTGTTGCCAAATTGGATAGTTCCGCACCTCTTGATGTATGTCCAGATGGTGGATTTTCCGGTTTCATCGCCAAATTAAGATACTATGCTAGGTCTGTTAATCCAAGAGAAGCTTATGATATTTATAGAGAAGGTTTCAGTGATAGTTTCAGTAATTCGGCTGCAAGTAAATACAAAGTTAAATTATCATTCTTTCACGATAATAATGAAATAAATAGTATCGCATTCTAATCTAAATTATCTATATAATTATATATATAGATAATGTCTTATAATAGTTTCGGTGATAATTTTAATAATCCTATGGCTAGTTTAGGTCAAGCTGTTGGAAATATCAAGGGGGGTGTTACAGCAGGTTTAGGAAAATTCAAAAATAACAAATATGTAGCAGGCGCTACTGATTTTTTGTATTCTAATTCATTGGTTGCAAAGGTAACTTTCTTACTTTTAGCAGTTTTGATATTTATTTTTGCTATGCGAATTGGTTCTCAAGTATTAGCTTATGCTTTCTCTCCAAATCCAAATCCTATATTATTAAATGGTATGAAAGATGGGAAAAAATTTCTTAGAATAAGAGTAGACCCTAGATTACAAGATTCAATTCCAATATTAAAATCAAAAAATGAAAGAGAAGGAACAACATTCACTTATTCGGTATGGTTATATATTAATACAATGGTATATCAAGCCGGTAAAAGAAAACATATATTCCATAAAGGAAGTGATAAATTTGGAGCACAAACAAAATGGAGAGCAGAAGGTGGTGAAGAAATAAACACAGCACAAATGGCTTTCCCAAATAATTCTCCGGGATTATTTTTACACGAAGATAAAAATGAATTGATTATTGCTATGAATACATTTAACAATGTTTTGGAAGAAATTAAAGTTCCAAACATTCCTTTACAAAAATGGATTAATGTTATCATTCGTGTTCATAATCTTAACATGGATGTTTTCATTAATGGTGATTTAGCAGTAAGACACGTATTTTCTGCCCCTGTTAAACAAAATCATGGTGATATATTTATGAGTGCCAATAATGGTTTTGATGGTTTAATGTCTGGATTAAGATATTTTAATTCTTCTTTAAGTGGAACGGCTATCAAAGATTTGGTTCGTGAAGGTCCTGATATGAGAAGTGACAGTAGCATGAACGTATTCCCACCATATTTATCTTTAAGATGGTATTTCGCAGGTGAACACGCATAAACAATTACACATTATATTTAATTAACATAATGTGTAAATTATCTTCTTAAATTTGGATTAATACATAATTCTTCTGATGGAAAAATATCTCCGCTTATACATTTATCACTTTCATGTATTTCCGCACAACTTCTCTTTCCTCCTAAATTACCCACATAACAATATTTCCTCTTACTTCTTTGTAAATCATCGTGTGATGATAAATCCGGAGAAGGAACTGTTTTATCTTTATCATCTTTCTTATCCTTATCCTTCTTATCCTTATTATTTCCTCTATCTTCCTTTTCTAATGTTTTTTTCAAATCTAATTTTACATCTTCATCATCATCTTTTTCTAAATCTTTCTTCTTTTTATCTTCCTTTAAAGCCTTTTCTATTGTTTCTGCTCCTTTTTTCACTTCATTCTCCGTATTTTTAACTCCACGATCCATCATTTTCGCAAAAAATGTTACTCCTTCTGTCATATAATAATAAACATTCAACCCTAATAATACAATCATCATCAATAAAAATAACATTTTGATATAATACCATGTTTTATTTGGTTCTACTCTTAATATATTTGGTTTAGTATCCGGACCTGCTAGCGGCGTCGCTGTCTCTAATATAGGTATTGTATTGTCTGACATATATAATAAGTATCGTTTAAAAATTTATATTATATAACATAAATTTTTACTAAATTATCTTCTTCTTTTTCTTGATTTTTTTCTCTTTCTCTTCCTCTTTCTTCTTGTTCTTTTTCTCTTTCTCTTTCTTCTTGTTTTTCTTCTTTTACCCGCACGTACTATACGTTTTGGTGGTTTTCTCTTTTTTAGAGTACCCGGTAAAGGCATTGGTTTTTTACCTCTTGGTGTCTTTGGTGGAGGTATACTCAAATATACGCCACTCTCTTCCAACCTTTCCCTCATAGCATCTGATTCTGGTTTTTCAAATCTTCCTGGATGATCTCTAAAATTTTTTTCCATCATTTTTTTTACAAAAGCAGCATCTGATTTACTATTTGCACGTACTTCTTCCATTATAGTTGTTGGTGTTCTCAACAATGCTCTACGCAGTGGAACAGGAGGTCTTCCATACTGTTGTTTTAACGGCATATATAAATTATTAATATTATTAAATATAATAATATTAATTCCTAAATTAATCCCACAAGCACCATTAGTTAACAGCAGTTGGTGCTGTATTTACACGATTATTGTTTTTTTTTGCAAGTTGATTACAACCACATTCTTTTTGAGTTCTTGGAATCAATCTCCAAGTAAATAATCTTTTTCCAACTCTTGGTGTATTACCTGCTTTCATTACACCAGCTCCGTGATCAGCTCTTAAAGCTTGTCTTTTTCTAATAGTATTTACCATTTATACAATAACCTTAGAAAATATTTACTTTTTTTGATAAATGATATTATTCATTGTATTCATTTGAGATATCTTATTCAATGTTTTTTCTAAATTACCGGAATTTAAACTGTTATTAAATAAATAATCAGTATTTGGAACTATTTCGTTCTTCTTTATTTGTATATATATATTATCTATCTTCTTAGTAACTTGTTTTATTACCGCATCTGATTTATATAGTGGTATATCAACATCAAACGGTTCTGTTAACAATGATAACGCAAAATATATCATTATTTTTCTTTTTCTCTTAGTGCCAGCACTATATCTAACACAAAACATATTCAACAAAGCTTCTAATATTTTATTAATACCTTTACTATGTATTTTAGCTGCTGTAAATACAACATCCCATATAATCCAAATTATATCTTTTTGAAATTTTCCTTCTACCGGAACTTCTCTTCTTGACCCTGATAATTTTATCTTATTATTTTTTTTACATAAAACTTCAAATCCTAATACCCATTCTATCCAATAAAATGCTTCTGAACTATTTTTATTTTCTATATTCCAATATAATTCATTAACTGCTATAAATAATTCTTTAGGATCTTCTTTTTTAAATATTCTTCTTCCATATTCAACATTAGGTGCTTTCAATCTATGTGTTAAATTCAATGTATTATATTCATCTTGCTTTACTTTTGGTGGATCAAAACTATTTTTCTTTTTAGATAAACATATAATACAAATCATTTCAGCAAATAATTTCCTAATTTTATCATTATTCCTCATCTTTAATTCATTTTCACTATATCCACTGTTTACTATATTTTTAAAGTCTTCCAATCGATAATCTATATATACTGGCAATCTTGGATTTCCTAAATTGATTTTATCACATACAAAATTAAATAATATATCCCATAATTCAACAAAATGACCGGCGCAAATAAATTCTGCTGTCCAATAACTACTTTCTTCTATTTTCCCAGAAAATAAATAATTTAGTAATTGTTTCTTTGCATCACTCTTTTTATAGTTGGAAAAACTAATACCTTTAAAATCTTTTTTTAATCTTTTATCATTTATTTTACATTTATCCATTATTATATTAGAATTTACATAAAAAAAATACCATTAATACATATAGATATGTTATCATATTTTCCAAAAAGTATATCAAGTATAATTAAAAAATTCAATAAATCATCCATTTGGTTTAAAACTTTATCGATTATTGTATTAGGATTGATTATAACATTATTATTAAAAAGTGAAGAAAAAGAAAATTTTGTACCAACAGGCACTGGTGGTAAAAAATTTGTTGTAAAACAAAATAGCAATTTATACGATGAATTTTATGCTTCTATATATGATGAATTAGTATACGACCCTAAAAAAAATGAATTTGAAATAACAGCAATACAAAGACACGCCGCTATGGATGCTAATAGTAATGTATTAGATATTGGTTGCGGAACTGGTCATCATGTTTATCATTATCAAGTTTCCGGTATTAAAATTCAAGGTTTAGATAAATCAAAACCGATGACACAAGTCGCTGAACACCACTACCCTGATTGTGAATTCAAAATAGGTGATGTTTTAAAAAGCAATACTTATGATAGAAATCAATTCACACATGCCTTATGTTTATACTATACTATTTATTATATGCGAGATAAAGCTTTATTTTTCAAAAATGTATATGATTGGTTAAGACCCGGTGGAACATTAGTTATTCATTTAGTCAATAGAAATATGTTTGACCCAATTATATTAGCAGGTGACCCGTTAGTTGGTGTATCAGCGCAAAAACACGCTCCAAAAAGAATAACAAATTCAGTTGCTAAGTTTAATAATTTTACATATAAAGCTAATTTTCATCATAAAAAGGGTGAAAATGTTGCTATATTTAAAGAATCATTCAAGGATGACAAAACAAAACACGTCCGACAAAACGAACATACATTATATATGGAAACTCAAAAAGAAATACTTGGTAAAGCCAAACAAGTTGGATTCATAATGAAAGGACAAATGAATATGGTAGAAGCTCAATACGAATATCAATATTTATATTTCTTACAGAAACCTAATTAAATTATATATAGTTTATATATACAATTTATATATGTCTTCAAAAAGCAAAATTGCGTTAAATAAAAAAAGAGAAGAATTAGATAAGAAAAGAAAAACAAGAAAAAAAAGGCAATCTGTTATAATGAAAAAAATAGATAATATAAAAAAAACAGCAAAAAGAAAAAGAGCATTGACAAGTTTAAATAAATTGAAAAAAGAAAATGAACAATTCAGGAAAAAAATGGATAAAGAAAACTTGGAATTTGAAGATGATGCTATTGCTTTATTACAATCTTTAGAGACAGAAAAACCACAAGCTCAAGAAAAAGCAGTTGATATAACTCCTCTAGATATAAATATATTGGATAGAAAAATAGCAACAGATACAAAGAGACGAAGAGCTAATAGTAATGTTTTATCACAAAGAATGGGAGCAAAAATAATAGGAAAAGTTAAATTTGGATATGAGGGAGCAGGAGGAAGACGTCGCCGGAAAAAGACGCGTAGAAAAAGAGGTAAAGGTACGGTTCAAAGTAGAAAAAAAAGAAGTACACCAAAATTACCAGACAAATACTACACTAAAGGAAGTAGAGCAAATACTCTCAAGCCACAAGCGCCTCGAAGACCAATTTTACAATTTAAAATTGAACGACAATTATCAGATATAGATGAACAAAGTGATCCTGAACGAAATAAGGGAATAGATTATGCTAGTTTACGTCCACCACGCTTGCATCCAAAAGCTCGCATAAAAGGAAGAACACGAGCACCTAAACACAATTTTTGGGGATATGATGTGCTTAATCTCAGTTATTTGGAAGGAAAAGATTCCAAAACAGGTAAATCTTATAAATATTCTATTCCTTATAGTATAATAAAAGATAAGGAGTTTCTTCAACTATTTGAGACTGAAGCTAACAAATCATTGTTTGTATATCCTGATTTTAATCAAATGGTATTTCAAACATATTTATTGCGAGAACTAATAATTTTATACACATATTTAACGCAAAAAGCATCCGCAACAAAGAGTCAAAATAAATATTTAGAATTGGATGAAAAGAGCAAAAAATATTGGGGATATATAATAGATGTGCTTCATATGGATGAAATTTTATTACCAATTAACGAATACAACAATATCAGTTTAAAGTATCACTTTATAAGTAGACCTATTCCGCGTAGTTTGTATCTTCTAGATACATTAAGCAAAATTAAAACCGATAAAAGAATCAAGGGGAGAGCCTTTCAATGGAATGGAAATAAAACAATTTTGGATTTTTTGATACATATACGGAAAATTATGTATAATCCGGGAAACATGAAAGTAAATCCAATAATAGATCCTCTTATTAGATTAATAACAAAACTACTAGATCGTGGTATATTACGCGGAAAAAAGAACAAATATCCCGATGTCTTTCATATTATAGATAATATTGATAGTAAACCATCAGCACCACCAGCGCCTGGTAACCTAGCTTTACCATCTGCTCCACCTGCTCGTTTAATGCCAAAACACCCAAAAAATCTAAAATTGCATACTAGAAAAAAAGGTGGGCGTAGAAAAAAAAGAAGAAAAACTAAAAAAAGAAAGAAGCGTAGAAAGTAATAAAGATAATACAATAGTTAATATTATATGTTGATATACATAATATTAACAATCATTGTGCTACTTGTTATAGGATATTTATACTATAAAGTTAAGTTTCAATTTTGGTCAAGGCAGCCTGTTTTTCATTTTCATAATATATGGTATTGGTATGATCCGCCGGGAATTATACAAAAAGATAAACCTCAGATGGACAAGTTTTATAATAGTTATATTGAATTTGATAGTTATGATAATTATTCTACTGAAAAAAAAGAACTATTTAGAGAATTTATTAAAGATAACTTTTTACCACATAAAACAGAACACTATATACCAACAGATAAATCAATAAATAGTTATTTAGAGTCTCATAATGATAAAGCTTATTTATCCTTGAATTATAAAAATCGTTTATCGCCACATAAGAATATAATTAGTTGTATGACAACAAGACCTTTAGAATGTTATGTTAATAATGATATATTTACCTTGTATTATGTAGATTATCTTTGTGTTCATTCAAAAGAAAGAAAAAAGGGAATAGCACCGGTTACTATATATTCTCATTATGTGAATCATCGGATAAAACATGATAATGCTGTGTTTTTTTTTAAGAGAGAGGGTGAAACAACCTTGATAGTACCTTTGATGGTTTATAAAACATATTTTTATGATATATCAAGGTGGGATAAAGAAGTTAAATTTGATCAACCAAATATAAATGTTTACAAAGTGCATTCGCAAAATGATAATCATTATTTTCATTTTATTAAAAAGCTTCGGCAAAGCTTTGATTGTGTTATACATCCGTCAGTATCAAATGTAATTAATTTATGTACTAATAATGAATTATTTATATTTATCTTGATGATAGGGAAAGAAGATAAAGCATTATATGTATTTAGAGACCCTCATATAACATATACAGGTAAATCGAGTATAGAGTTAGTATGTAGTTTTAATGGTAATATTACTAAAGAATTATTTACATTAGGATTTTTTAATTGTATAAATCAGATAAATAAAGTGAAACCTTTTGATGTTTTATTGATAGAGAATACAAGTCATAATGATATTATATTGAAAACGATTAGTATAAGATATCAAAGCTTTGAGGAAGCTTTGGCATCATATTATTTTTATAATTATGGTAGTTTACCTATTTTGAGTAACAATGTTTTTTGTTTTAATTGATTATCTTGTATATTTTCCTGCTCTAGCAAAACTATCAACGACAAATATAGTAAAAACGCCTAAAAACATATATAATATTAGTTCTTCGGTTACATTTTTTGTTGGTTCATCTTTATCTTCTTCCATCAAATGAATCAAATAATTTAATTTTCTCATTAATTCATCTTTATTTTGATGAACATTCTCATTTTGCGGTGTATTGTAATAAGGTATATATGAATCATAGTAACTTTTCATAACATCATTCTTTATTTGACTATATGCTTCCGGAGATACCCCGCCATCATCTAGATTAGGGTTATCTATATTTTCTAAATTATTTACTGAAGGATCCGGTTGTTTGGTTAGTTCGCCATTTGGTGGTGGATTGAAATCTGCTAAACCTTCACCATCAGAATCCATATTTTCTTCAGTGTCCATATTTTCTTGAACATTTTTCATTGAATTTAGGAAACTTGTCACTTTAGAACTAGGTAATTTTGTTCTTTTGCGAATGGTTTTATTCTTTCTTTTTTTATTATAAATATTTTTGCTTAATAATTCACTTTTTTCATTGTCCTTATTAAATTCTGAAAATCCTAATTGACTTGCCATACTTCTTAATATAAAAAATAGAGATTATAATTTATTTTTAATAAACCAAAAAAATGTCTATTTATGTATATAAGAATGAAGAACTATATTGAATTAATATTGGGTGCTATGATTGTTGTTTTATTGATAGAAGTCCCTGAATTTTTAGATGAAATGGCTCAGAGTAGTTTAGGTAAAATATTATTATTATCGAGTGTTGCTTTTTTATTATGTCATTTTGGAAAGAATGCGGGAATACTAGCAGCAATTGTAGTGGTAATTATATTATATAAAACTAAAGAAGGATTTGAAGGTTTGACCCTTTCATTAGGAGGGAAAAAAATAGTTCAAGTTGGAGGCGATAATCCACCAAATAGTGATGCTACTTGTAAAGCTAAAGCAGAAAAAGATGGAACAAAATTAGTAAAATGGCAACCACCACAAGGAGGTGCGCCGGGTAAATGTGTAGAAGGAATGTCTGGTCACAAAATAAGAGAAGGTAATGTTGACCCATGTAACGGTGCTACAGATAATTCTAGTTGTGATAAATGTAGTAAAGGCAAAAAACCATTTTTTGTAAATGGAAAATGTTCTGCTACAGAAGGATTTAGTAGTAAAGAAGTAGATGCGTTAAAAAGATTAGCTGCTAGAGAAGGTTTTTCCGGATACAATGGAAGGCAAAGATATTTGAAACCATATTGGAATACTTTAAATACTACAGATTTAGACAGAGATGTTAAAGAGAAAGCAGAAAGAGCAAAACTATCTGCTAGTAAAGAAGATAAACCAAATAACAAACAAAAAAAAGATATAGACAATAAAGCAATGCAAAATAAAAAGAAAAAAGAAAAGCAATAAATATTTTATTATCTTGATAAGTAAATAAAATATCTCAATAAATATTAATAGGATGCCAAGAAAAATGAAAAAAGAAAAAAAATTATCGGGTGGTGCTAGTAATACAGGTATAATGGGTAAATTAGGAGGAATGTTAGCAAGTTTAAATAATAGTAAATTTTTTGCTGGTATTGTGATGATTATGATGAATGTCGGGTCAAAATATATTAGTATTAAATTAACAAAATCTCAAGAAAGATATTTGAAAAATAATGTTGCTAAACAAATGTTAATATTTGCTATTGCTTGGATGGCAACGAAAGATATTTTAGTTGCTCTTGCTATTACTGCTATATTTCATGTTTTAGCAAATCATCTTTTGAATGAAAATAGCACTTTATGTATTATTCCTCATAAATGGAGACAATTTGAAAAGATATTAGATGCTGATGAAGATGGTGAAATAACTGAAAAAGAGATAGAAGATGCCAAAGAAGTATTACATAAAGCAAGAATGAAAGATATTAAAAGAGAAGCGCTAAGAAACATGAATGAATTTAAAAATAATCTTTAATTTTCTCATTTATTTATAAGTATGTCTATTCCTATAAATAAAACAAAAACCTCTACGCCTTCAAAAAAAGATAAAATATGTGCTAAGGGGAATCAAACATATGAAGTATCTTGGTTGTATACCACTAATCGTTCCGGTGAACATGAATATTTATATACAGGTAAAGAACAAGGTAAAGATTATTTTGATAGCAGTGATAAAAATATAAGAGCAGGTGATAGAGTTATATATAAAAACAAAAGTCATCAAAATAATAAAGTAAAAGCTAAAGTTATCTCAATAACTTCACCATTAAGTGTAAGTGAAGCAGCATCAAAAGGTACGACTCAGCAAAAATTTAGTAAAGTATATCAATTGAAATTTATTAATCCACCGATTGTTAATCAAAAGCAAATAAAAAAAATAACAGTAAATAATCCTAAATTAATTGAAAAAATACCACATCATAAAGATTATGTTTGTTTGAAAAAAGGTGAAAAATTAAAAGATAAATTAGAAAACAAAATGAAAAAAACCTTTTTAACAGAAAAATTTTATATAAATTCACAAGAAAAACAGAAACCATTTATAATGGAAACAGTATTAGCAAAGGAAACTAGTGGTAAAAAGGTTTTAGACTTAGATAAATTAGTTGAACCAACTAGTAATTATGTTATTCAAAAAGTCACTTACAAAGGTATGGGAAAGCTTCACAAATCCAAACGATATTCTAATAAGGATAATGAATTTTTTAGAATCAAAGTAAAAATACATATAAATTTAAAAGATGTTGATAGTAAAGCAGATATTGGAAATATAACAGGTTTTTTATCTTGTGATACACATAAACAAAAAATAGCAAATATATTTAATGAATGGAGAGATGATAGTTATAAATATATTACTAATATTACAAAAAGTAAAAAAGAAAAAGAAACGGGGAAAAAATCTTTCTATCCACCAGGATGGGAAGCAAGAATTGATAGCAAATCAGGTAAGACATTTTATATCAATCATAAAGATAAATTAACAAGTTGGAAACCACCCGGTTATAAAAAATTAACAAATGATGAATTACAGAAAATCAAAAAGAAAACTAGAAAAATTAATAAATTAAATATAGGAGCAAAAGCTATGGAAAAAGCAAAAAGGAGATTGACAAGGAAAAAACCTCCGGTTTCTGTTGGACAAAAAGCATTGCGTGAAAAAATACAAAGAGCAAATAAGAGATATAAAACAAGGAAAAAAGCAGCGAAGAAAATACAAAAAGCATATAAAAAATTACAAACTAGAAAAGCTAAAGCGAAGAAAGAACAAGAAAAGGTTGATAGAAATCAAAAAATAATAGATGATGTCATGCAAAAAAGAAATGAATCTCGTATTCCTGAATTTGAAGAAAGATTAAGAAAACTTAGAGAATAAATTAAGCATCATTAGATTTTTTTTCTTTTATTAACTGTTCAAGAACTTCCATTCTTTTTTTCAATTCTTCTAATTCCATAATTTCAATATCATCTTTTGAAGGAACTTGATAATACCAATCATATATATATTTACTTCCTCTATATGTCATACCTCCAAAGTTCCAAGCGAGATCAACGGCTTCATATAATAAAAAACCTAAAACCATTTATATATATAAAATAAATATATATAAATTCATAATTATTACAAATCTAAAGTAACTTCATTTCTATTTGATTTGTTTCTTCTTTTACTCTTTTTTTTACTACCCAAATCCATCGTAGATAATTCTTTTAATTCTGATACACTAGCAACACTACCCGGTTTATCGTTACTATTTACTTGAATAGTTTTCGTTTTTAAACCTGATAATATATCTTTTAAATCTTTCGGTCCTTTCATTTCTGGTCTTCTTGATTTACCACCTAAACTACTAAAATTACTTTCCATATTTTCAGCATCTCCGAAATCAGGTTGACCTCTACTCATTCCAATATCGGGTCTTCCTGTATTAAATCCTCCTGGCATTCTTGGAGGGTCTCTTCTATATTCTTCCGGTGGACCCGGTGGAGAACCTCTTGGTGGATCTTGTTGCGGCATAGCCATATTCATAAAATTACCAAAACCGGGATTTTGTTCACCCATTGTATTTACAGCCGCTTGTGTAAATTGTTGCATCAATTCTGGATTTTGTTTTAAGATATCATCCATTCCCGGCATTGAAGATTTAAACATAGTATTTGTCATATGAACCATTGCGGCGCTACCACCAAGCATAAATAACAGTTTAATTTCAGGAGCAATTTTTGCTTTACCAGCATATTTTTCGTGTAATTCGCCAAACAAATCATCATATTCATTAATATTTTCGTTTACTTGTTCAGCCCATCCATCTAATTTTAAATCAAAAGGATCAAATTTGTTATTTAAAAATTCTACACCAGATACTAAAGCCATCATCATCTTTCCTTGAAATGCAACACTCGATTTCTTTTCCTTTTCACTTTTAATTAATTCATATTCTCCTTTCATTTCCGATAAAGGCGATTCCATAGAATATTTTTTACTTAGTGTTATACCTTGTTTCTCCATAGCTTCCAATCTCCTTAAATAATAAAATTTCTCTTTTAATGTTTCTTCTGGTGATTTCTTTTTCATTGGAGCCGTTGATGTAGGAGCAATTGGTATTTCATTAAATTTTTTAAAACCATCATCTGATTTGTTTTTATCTTTTACACCAGAAGCATTTTTTAATATCGAAGGTGTTCCCGGGTTTGACACTGGATTTATGGTTTCTTCGACTTTCAATGATATACCTGGCGCCGATTTATCAACCGATGGTTTCATTCCCGAAAACATAAAATTTTTTTTTACTTGTGCTGATTCTTTCTTTTTTTCTTTGTTTAAATCTAACCCAACTACATCAGATATTTCATCTAATTTAATTTCGTTGCTAACATTTCCCTTTTTTTGTTTATTGGGATTCATTAACAAGTCGGCACCCGGACCAAAATTTACAGATTTCATTGATGTTTCTGATTCTAGTCCTGAAATTTTAATAGTGCCTAAATCATTATTATCAATAACATTCAAACTTGGAGTCACTTCAGTGATTTTTAGAGAGTCCATTAATATAATTAATAAAATTTTAATTTTAAGTCCTCCGCATTATAATTTATTATTTATAAACCAAAGACCTTGTAAAAAACAATCTGCTAAATCATCTTTCTTTTTATGTTTTTCAAATAAATTCATCCAGTTGTTAATATCCATATTTTCAATTAATAATTTTCTAGTTATATTAATACCTTCTTTTTTCCTTTCATTATATGTGGTCTTGCCTTTAATAAAATCTTTCAATTTATTACCTGAATTAACCGCTATTATATTTGTTTGATTTATTTCTATAAAATGTTGCATTATCATTCCTTGTAATGATTTCATTCTTAAAGCTAATGGTCCTATTTGATTTTCTATTAATATATAATCAAATTCAAGGTTTGAAAAAGTTTTATTAAACATATTTTTTATGTTTATTCCATACTCAACCAAATCAATATCTTTGGTTAAAACAGCGCTTACTGTATTCCAATAATTATTTGATAAATCCATTATCATTTTATCTATATAATCTTTCTTTTTCATTTTTTTATTACAAGATATATCATATTCTGATGCTAATTTTTTAAGAGTTTTGATATTTGCTTTATTAATTGATTTAATATTATATGTTGATGTCGGTAATTTATAATTTATGTTCTTAGCATGCAATTTACAATAAGATTCATTTCCTTTATAATATTTTCCGGATTTCGTACATTTTTTTCCATCTTTATTGCAACCCATACAACTATACTTTTTTTCATTACATAAATTAATTATATCCCATTTTTCTATTTTATATTTTTTGTCGTTACAATCCAATATACAATATGCTAAATTTTTCATACCAACATCAATACTAAGTATTTTATTCATTTGTATAATATAAAGTTTTAATTTTATATTATAAAAAATTAATTACCTTGTGATCTTTGAATTAATATATGTTCTTGTGTAAGTATTGGTCCGGATAAATTTTTTGCCAAATTTTCTCTTGTTAAATGCATATTTTTCAAATCAGATGATTCATAGCCATATGGCTGACTTTTATCATAACAATCTTTGAAAAAATATTTATTTTTATTTTCATCGGAAGCAATAGAACAAGGTTTATTACTACAATTTAATGCTGAAGTTGTATTACTTCCCATTATTTGTAAAGCATTAGATTGTAAATATTTTCTATAAGTATAATTATTAGTTATACCATTATCTCTTCTAATACTTTTATTAACATCACAAGCACTTTGATAATTAGTATAAAGTCTACTATCATTCATTAATGCTGGTGCATCGTGATGAATGTTATTAGAACCGCTATAACAAGTTGCCCAACTCATAATATATATTATTATAGATTTTAATTTGTTTTTGATTCAACTAATAAGTTTACTAAATCATTTTTTCTTAAACTTCTATATCCTCTCAAACCTTTTTCTTTACATATATCTTTTAAGGCAGATACAGTTAATGATTTATAATCCGGTAATTCTTCTACCACAATAGTTTTTACTTCTTTATTTTCTTCCTCTCCTAAATCATCTTTTTTTTCTTCTTCACTATCTTCTTCACTTTCATCTTCACTTTTATCTTCTTCATCTTCACTTTTATCTTGTTCATTTTCATTATTATCTTTATCTTCTTTTTCATCATCGCTTTCTTCATCGCTTTCTTCATCGCTTTCTTCTTCGCTTTCTTCATCGCTTTCTTCATCGCTTTCTTCATCGCTTTCTTCATCATCCGGTTTAGAAATGATACCAGTTGAAGGATCTTCTTTTTCACCATCTGAAACTTCTATTA